AGACCCAATTTTAAAAGAAGCAAATAGGGCTGTGTTCAGGGCAATCCTTGATTACTACTCCCGTGATACTTACACAGCGAAGGAGCGATTCTAATGGCACAAGGTGTTAGCGCTGGTTTTGAAAAACCACCTAAGTTAACTAAAGAACAAGAACTACAAAAACAAGTAGATAAACTTAAAAAAGAACTTTATGCCTTTAATGGTCCTGATGCGAGAGTAAAAAAATATGCTCAAGGAACAACAGAATACATTCAAGCGGCAGCAGAAGCAAGGTCAAAAAGAAATAATATTGCTGTACTTGAAAAACAAATAGCCGAAAGCAAACGCACTGCAGTTCAAACTGCTCTTGAAAAAGCAAGAGACTCTGGCAATACTGACGAGGTTAATAGACTTAGCGAGCAACTTGCTGTTATAAACGAAACCATCAATAATCCATCTGACCCAAAAATTTCTGGACCTCAGTTTGTAGAGGGTGATGAATTCGGTAATGTTATTAGAAAAGCAGGCTTAATAGTAGATACTGACGAAACTGGTAAAAGTGTTGTCAGGTCTAGTATGGAAGGCTATGCTAATAATGGTTCTGAGCATTTTGCTTGGGGCCGTAAGGGTGGATTCCAGAGTAAACTTCCTGGGTTTAGCAGCATTGCTAAAGATACTACAGTTGAAGTTAGTGCTAGTTATAATGAAGTAGAAAAGAAGATTCTTCAAGACGCCAATGCTAGGCCAGGCGGAATGCAGGCTTTATTTGATAGATTGTATAAAGCAGGTTTAATTAAAAAACAAACCTATGATACCAAGGCAATTGAAACCAGTGATTTTACTTCTGGTTTAATGTATGCATTACGAGAGTATACCAAGAAAACAACTCGTGATTATGAAATCAGTGGTATTAAAACTCCAATATCTTTTGATGATTATTTGGATAAACAATTTACCCCTGCTGGTCCAGATGTAAAATATAGTTCAGTAACTACAACTCGTGATACCGCAGCATCTGACCTAGATAGATTTTTTATGGGATACTTAGGTGTTGGGGCTACTAAAGAACAACACGATGAGTACTACAAGCAATTAAGAGCCTTAGAAAAGAAAGCAGTTAAAACTACTACCACAACAGAAACTTCTCAAAATGTTGCTGGTGAGTTTATAGATGATTTAGATAAAGCAGAGTTAATGCGTAAAGTGGCTGGCAAAGCCCTTGATGGCTCTGACATTGACACAGTATTAAAGGCTGGTGCTGGAGCAGCACAGGCTGTTAATTCTGTTATATCCAATGCTAGAAACTATGGCGTAAAACTATCTAATCAAGATGCTTTAGGTTACGTAGCCAATGAACTTAAATTGGGTCAAGGTGATTTAAAGAAAGTAAATGCAAAGATACTTGCTGTAGCAAAATCTACATATAACAATTTATCTGATACTCTTTCAGATGAGGTAAGTTTAAAAGATTTATCATCTAATTATGTTTATAATATGGCAGAAGTATTAGAGTTGAATCCTAAAGATATTGATGCGCTAGACCCAACAATCCAGACTGCCCTTAAAAACAATGGGAATAAAGGAACTATGAACTTAACTGACTTTGACAGAATGTTACGTAATGACCCTCGTTGGGCCAGAACAAAAAACGCTAGAGAAGAAGCATCTAGATACGCATATGAAGTCCTTAAAGACTTCGGATTGATGGCATAATGGCAACCCCTAAAAAACCAACATCTACTGCTAATCAAAGAGAAAGTAGAGTTTCTACTCCAGCACCTAAGATACCTGCAGTAATTGCTAAACCTGCTGCGCCAACACAGACTTTAAATGTTTATGGTTCTCCTGCTACTAGTGCTAGACCAGCAACTAAAACAGTTGCAACAAAAACCAGTGGTAGCACCAAAACCGCTAAATCTCCTTACAATACTACAGGACCATTTAATGAATTTGGTGGAGTAGGTTCAAGTCCATATGGCCCATTTACTACTCCTGTTCCACCTCCATCTACAGAAGATGAAGATAAAGGTGGCGGTGAAGATGCAAGTCTTGCTTATGCAAAAATGCAAGACGAAAAAGCCAGACAAGATGCATTTGCTTTACTAAAAGATGTATTTAATTCTTATGGTTTACCAGAGTTGGCTACTGAAATTGAATCCTATATGAAAGAAGGAATAGGAACAGCACAGGCTACTCTTAGACTTAAGCAATCAAATGCTTATAAAGAAAGATTTTATGGCAATGAATTACGCCGTAATGCTGGGCTAAATGTAGTTAGTGAAGCAGAGTATCTTGACCTAGAAAATAGTTATTCACAGACTCTTAAGGCGTACGGACTACAAGATTACTTTGGTGTAGGAGTTACTCCTAATGAAAGAAAGAATCGACAGAAGGCAATAGCAGATGTAATTGGTAAAGATATATCTGCAGTAGAATTTAAAGACAGAGTATCTACCGCAGTAGATAGAGTTAAGATGGCTGACCCAGCAACTAAGAGTGCGTTCCAACAATTCTATGGTATTGGCGAAGCAGACCTTGCTAAGTATTTCTTAGACCCATCTAAGACTTTAGTTACTCTTAAAGAGAAAGCAACCGCTGCTGAAATTGGTGGCGCTGCAATAGGTCAAGGATTACCAGCCACTGCTGCTAGTGCAGAAGACCTTGCTAGATTTGGTATTAGCAGAGAGCAAGCACAGATTGGTTATTCAGCCATTGCTGAAGAACTACCTACTGCTACCAAGTTAGGTCAGATTTATGATGAAGAAGGAATTACTTACGGACAGGCAGAGGCAGAACAAGCAACATTTAAACAATTAGCATCTGCTAAACGCAAGAGAGAACAATTAGTAGCCAGAGAAACGGCTGCTTTCCAAGGTTCATCAGGTGTAGCACCTGCTGGATTAAAGACTACATACCTGCGTCAATCAAGTTCTGCAGGTTATTTCTAAATAGATTCCCTACACGGACCTACCAGCCCCGTGAGGTGTAAAAGTCTGGGAGTAGAAGCCAGCCAGTTTCCCCGAACTGAACTGTGGTCTGCGAACTAATCAACGAATAGAAAGGGTGGTTGCTATGAGCAACAATTACTGGGAAGACGAAGACGAAGACCAAGATAACGATACACCTCTGCAAGGTGATGACTTAGTTAAGAAACTAAGAAAAGCCAAACGTGCAGATGAAAAGCGTATCAAGGAACTTACTGAGCAACTTGAGAGTTTATCCAAGGTGCAGCGTGAGAGAGTCGTCAAGGAAGTCCTAGAAAAGAAGGGTGTAAACCTTAAGGCAGCAAGACTGGTACTAAAAGATTTAGATGATGTTAACGAAGATTCAGTTTCACACTGGCTTGACGATAACGCAGATTTGTTTGGAATTAATGTTCCTAGTCAGTCTAATGCAGCCGATAACGCATCTCTTGCAGCATTACGCCAGCAAGATATCGTTACTCAAGGTGCAGTTACACCAGACCGTGAACAAGACTTTAACTCTAAGATTGAGAATGCTCAGTCTGCTGATGAGTTAATTGCGCTTATTCGCTCACAACAATAATTCTCATAGTCACTTGGAGGTGACAAATGGCATACGTATCAACAGCCTCTGATAATCTTGGAGGTACCGCTGGTGCTGCTGGTCTAGTACAAAAGGCTTATGACCGTTTACTAGAGTTCGCTCTCCGCTCTGAACCACTAATTCGTTCAGTCGCAGATAAGCGTCCAGCACGTCAAGCAATCCCAGGTTCAACTGTAGTTCTACAACGCTACGTTGACCTATCCCCTGCAACTACTGCTCTGACAGAAACAACTGACCCAGACGCAGTAGCAATGTCAACACCAACCTCAGTAACCATTACTCTTAATGAGTACGGTAACTCAGTGTTGGTAACACGTGCATTAGAGTTATTCTCTCTTGCAGATGTTGACCCTGCAATTGCAAACATTATCGCTTACAACTTGGCAGATTCTATTGACTCCGTAGCAATGACAACATTGCGTGGCGGAAACAACGTAATTTATTCAGGTTCAACAGCAACATCAACTGCAACAATTACTGCAGCAGCAACTCTAAGTTCTGCTAACGTTCTAAAGGCAGTTGCAAAACTACGTGCCAATAAGGCAGTACCTCGTAAGGGTTCAAACTTCTGGGCTGGTATTCACCCAGAGGTATCTCACGATTTCCGTCTTGCTACTGACACAGGTAACTGGTTAGTACCAAACCAATATGGTGCTTCACAGGACCGTGTATGGGCTGGAGAAATCGGAGTATACGGCGGAGCATACTTCATTGAGACTCCACGTATGTACAACGCAACTGATGGTGCTTCATCAGCACGTAACTACCGCACAATTATTTGCGGACAGCAAGCACTTGCTGAGGCTGTGGCTGAAGAGCCACACACAGTAATCGGACCAGTAGTGGACCGCTTGATGCGTCATCGCCCAATGGGCTGGTATGGCGTATTAGGTTTCGCTCGCTACCGCGAAGAGGCTCTGTACAGAATCGAATCAGGTTCTTCAATCGCTTAGTTGATTGACGGATTAGCACTGTTTTTACGGCGAATACGTAGCAGTGCTAATCAGTAAGTTCATTAAGGAGAATAATGGCATATTATAAATTTACTACACCAGTTGTAGAGGAAGCACCAATCGGTAAACACCGTTTGTTCTACTTCTATAAACTAGATAAAGGTGTCAGTATTGCCAAATCTGGTGCTACATATTCACAAGTTAGATATCCAGTAGATGAAGATATAGCAGACTACGATGAATTTTACCGTGGTGGTTATAACCATACAGTTGATGATACAACTAAAGCAGCATTAATTGCTGGTGGCGTAGGAGTAACGGAAGCGAACTTTACAGCATTATGAGTTTACATCAGATAAGAGTGCATCCAGAATTTGTAGAAGGATGCTTTGGTTGCAAGGTTGGCACTCTAGAGTTATCACCTGGAGATGCTAGAAAACCAATTGCCCAAAAGAAATGGGACGGAGAATTGGCTGCTTATCGGGCTGCTAGAGCCGAAGGTATCCAACCAGGAGGGACAACTTGGCGGCAAATTAATGCGGCACGGGAAGCCTCTGAAAAGTTAAACAAACCATATAATGCAGACACTATGCCAGCGGCTCAAAAGATAGACCAACGGGTAGCAAACACAATGCGAGAGGTAGGAATGTAATGCCAAAAGTAGGAAATAAAAAGTTCCCATACACAGCCAAGGGAAAGGCTGCAGCCAAGGCTTATGCTAAGGGTGAGAAGATGGAATCCAAATCTGAAAAGATGATGGAAATGAAAAAGGGTATGAAAAAAGTAGCAAAGAAAAAGAAGAAGTAATATGGCTGTTAAAAAACAACAATTACACCCAAAAGTTTATAAAGCAAGGGTTGATAATGCTAAAAAAATTATATCAAAAGCAGACCCTGCCGTTAAAGATGTCTTAAAAGAATATCAAAAACAAATATCTCCTAAGGGTGTAGCCGCTGCTGAGGCTGCTGCTAAGAAAGCAATTGAAAAGAAATACCCAGGAATGTTTATACCTGAAACACGTAAAAAGGCTGGAGTGAAGAAAGTTGGAAAGAAATGAAAGCCAAAAAAGGAATGGGCTTCAAAGCAGCGCAGAAGCAAATTGCGAAAAAACAAGGTATCTCACAGGAACGTGCTGGAGCAATCTTGGCTGCAGGTGCGAGGAAAGCCAGCAAGTCAGCAATTAAAAAGAACCCTAATCTATTAAAGGTTAAGGGTATGAGAAAAGCAGGACGAGGAAGATAATGTCATCGGGTCAACGCAAGCGTCACGATGGATGGAACAAGTCAATTATGCGAGATGGCTTAGTTGTAATTCTTCGTAAAGACGGAACTGAAAAAGTTCGCCTTGACCCGAAAACAAAAGAAGTAGTTAAGGGGATTAAGTGAAAAAGAAAACAAAATCCAAAGTTAATGCTGCTGGTAACTATACCAAGCCTGGTATGAGAGCAGCACTATTTAAGAAAATTAAGGCTGGTTCTAAGGGTGGAGACCCAGGAGAATGGTCAGCCCGTAAGGCACAACTACTTGCAGTTCAATACAAAAAGGCAGGCGGAGGCTACAAGTAATGGCACTTGCTAAATCTCAGAAGTCTTTAAAAGACTGGACTAAACAAAAGTGGACAACCTCTGATGGTAAACCATCTAAGGGTAAGAAAAGATATTTACCTCAGGCTGCTTGGTCAGCATTGAGTTCAGCAGAGAAAGCAGCAACTAATAAGGCTAAGGCTGCTGGCAATGCTAAGGGCAAACAGTTTGTTAAACAACCTAAGAACATAGCAAAGAAAACAGCAAAGTATAGGGGCAAATAATGGCAGACCCAAGATTAAAAAGAGCAGGAGTATCTGGCTTTAACAAGCCAAAGCGTACACCTAATCATCCCAAGAAGTCACACATAGTAGTGGCTAAAGAGGGTAGTAAAGTTAAAACAATTAGATTTGGGCAGCAAGGTGTAACTGGAGACAGAAAACCTACTGCTAGACAAAAATCATTTAAAGCACGTCACGCT